ACGGTAATAGTACACATATTATTACCGGTGGCTGAACAAAATCCATACAACGGGATGAAGAAAGAAGCGGGTTCCAGCTTTTTCACTCTCGTATCCAGATTTCTTACTTTCGTATCCAAATCCGTGATAGATTCTTTCATGCTGGTCGCCGGGACGTCTTCGGGGCTGGCATTATAACCGGTTGTTTGTTCGATGAGCTGAATCTGTGTTTCGATACTGTTCACGGTTCGCTGTACATCTTCGGCGGCGGCCTGTGCATTGTTTGCGATCTGCCCTGCCGCCGTTGCAAGCGTCCGCGCTCTTTCGTCCACTCCAACAGGCCCCAACTCTACAAGGGTTCCATCATCCTGTTTGTATTTCAGAGTGCCGTTAACAATTGCCATATTAACAACTCCTTTCATAAAATCAGCGCCGCCGCTGGAAGAACACGGCGGCGCTGTTATCACGTTAAAGCGTCAAAACCTGTGAAAAATCAGGTCGCAGAAGTGTCAAACCACCAATCGCGGGCCTTGAGGGTTTCGGGTTCAGTGTCGGAAACGTAAAGCTGGGGCGGGTTGTGCGCACCGCTTTCCAGAGTCTTCACACGGGTGTCAAGGGCGGTGTCGGCGGCCTCACGGTCGGAAACTTCCTTGGTGATAGCCGCACTGTTCGCGGCGATGTCCTTCTTGGCCTGAGTCACATCAGCGGTGAGGTTGCTGATATTGGTATCGGCGCTCCCCTGATTCGCTTCAAGGGTATCAAGCCGCGTGCCGTGGCCCTCGATGGCGGCAGTGTTGGTGGTAACGTTCGTTTCGATGGTGTCAACGCGGCCCGTCAGATCGGTGACGCTGGCGGCGGTGGCCGCGCCCTCGACGTTTGCAACCGTGGTCTTCGGGTAAAGAACGGCAATGTCGCCGTTGTCCTGCTTGTACTTCAGAAAACCGTCGTAGTTATTGATAGTCATAGTATTTGCTCCTTTCAATGTTAGGAAATGTCAAACCACAAATCTTTTCCGATGAAGGTTTCAGGTTCAGTGGCAGAAACATAGATAGTGGACTTCTTTTCAGCCGTTTCTTTAACATGCTGAATAGCGTCATAATTGCGGGCAATGACGTTGTCCTGCTCAATGTTCTTCCGCTTGATGGCGTTGATGCTATCGGTAGCCTCAACAGATGCGCCTTCAAGCGTAGTGATACGCCTTTCATGGTCTGCCAGCTCCACGGCGTGTTCTGCCAGTTCCTCGGCGTTCTTGGTGATATCCTCGTTTGCCTTGTCGGTCTTCGAGTCCAGCCCATCAAGCCGGGAATCGACTCTTTCAAGGTGCTCGGAATGGTCGGTAATGGAAGCGTCCAGCCCATCCAACCTTTTATCCTGTTCAGCGTCCTTAGAGTCAATGCGGTTCACGTCACCGCGCAAGTGCGTGATATTGTCCGCGTTCTGGGCAATATTCGCCTGTGCTTGGGTCAAGTCGGTGCGGATGGAATCGGTTTTGGTGTCGAGTCCATCAAGCCGCCCGTCCTGTTCCGTGTTCTTTGCATCAAGGCGGGCAACCTCTGCCGGAAAGTCCTTTTCCAGCTTGTCGATCCGGACGGCGTGGGCCGCGATTTCTTCGGCGTTCTGCTGAATATTCGCGGCGTTGTCCAGAATGTCCTGTTTGTTGGTGGCGATATCGGCCTTTTGGGCCGCGTCACTTTCGCGGAGCTTCTGGATATCGTCCTTGGTTTCGGCCTTAAAAGAATCAAGCTCTTTCTGCGTTGCGCTGTTGCTGGCCTTGTTGTCGTCGATGCGTGCGGACAACTCTTTATCGGCCTGTTTGAGGGCCGCGATATCGTCAGAATGAACTTTAAGGTCGGCGGCGAAACCGTCCACCTTAGTGGAGAGTTTAGCGACGTCTTCAACCGCAGCGTCAACGCGGGCGTGGTCGGTGTCGGAAGTCTGCTTGATTTCGTCCACGGTGGCTTGCATCGCGTTCACCTTGTCCACGGCTTCGGCGACGTCCTGCACAGCGCTGGTCACCTGTCCGCTCAAGTCTTCCACCGACTGCTTAATCTGCTCAAGCTGGTAATTGTTATCGGTAGTTTTGACCCAATAGGTCGTATTCGTCAAATCAGTACCAGCGGGAACAAAAGCGCGGGACGTGTAGCAATCGCCGTTATGGGTAACGATGATGAAGTTTTCATAGCTTCTAGCCTTGTCCCATTCCACAGGGTCGGCAAACTTCGGAACGTACCGTGCGCCGATGTACTGAGAAGTACCGCCCGGAATAGGCCGGGGCGGCGGACAGGGCGGAAAAGGCGGATGCGGCGGGCAAGGCCCGCCTCCCGGAGCGCCCGGAGCGCAAGTAATAGGAAAAGCGTTTTTGCACTCCATATACAAAACTCCTTTCTTTCGGTATCAATACCGAATAATGAGATGCCCCCAATTGGGGTCGTTTGCGCGGGTGGACGTGTCGAAGTTCAAGAACTTCCAGATCGACGGAATGTAGGCGACGAAATGCCCATCATCCGACAGACCGAAGAAAACGAACTTGACTATTTGGGTAACCATTGCCGGGAGATTTGCGTTAGCCCATTCCGTGAACGTCTCCTTTTCAAAATCGCCCACATTCAACCGCTCATTGATGGCACATTGTGCATCAGAAAGCGCCTTGGTGTAGCCGTTCAAGGCTTCGACGTTTCCGCCCGTCTTTTCAACGTCGCATTTGAGCTGGTCGAAAAGCTGGTGAAGGGTCTGGATTTGGGAAACAATCCAACGTAAATCGTACTGGAAAGGGTCGCCCGGCGTGATATATGGATATTCTTTCATAGTCACACCCCCTTAGTCATATTCCCCGCGCCTGATGGCTCTGTAAAATTCATCAGCGTTCAGGGCCGCACAAGTAAAGCTATTGTTTTTCCACCACGCAACAAGAGCGGCAACGGTAGTTATACCGGCGGAAACCAACTGCTCAACCTGTTCGGAGTCGATGGGCAAGGGAGACTTGCCCGCAGCGCTCAGAATCTGGTTCACAAGGGCCAAAATCAGAACGGCGGTTCTCGCCCACGTAGCGGGCGAAACTCTCAGGTTTTTTTTCGTGGATTTCGGCATGGTCAAAACCCCCTTTCATTAGTATACATCAAGGCAGAAAGTTTTGTGAAAACTGTCTGCAATGATATCATAGATATTAAAGAGGACAACTTGTCTTTCAGCTTCAATGAGCTGTTGCGTGGATGTAACGCCAATGTTGCCTTGCTTCGTCCATCCGTGGTTATAAGTAACCGTCTCGTCCTCTTTTCCAGTTGCCCACTGGTCGGCGCGGTCGTGGTGCTTGCCCTCGGTCGTGTCGTGGCTGTCGCCCGTATCACCGTACTTTCCATCAGAATGGGTTGAGCCATCCGTTTGGCCGGTGGTCTGGGTGTTACTTGTGCCGGTCGTGTGTCCATCCACTTGGCCGGTCGTGTTGGTGTCACTTGTGCCGTGGGTTTCTTGATTCGTTTCACCGGTCGTGTTGGTATCGTTTTTATCGGTGGTTTTAGTATCGGTATCACTGGACGTATTGGTGGTGCTCGTTCCGGTGGTGCTTCGGGTTTCGGTCGTTGAGGTGGTATCTCTTCCGGTATCGGTGGAATCGGTCGTGCTCTTGTTGTCGGGCTGATATCCCGCCTCATTTTCGGCGCTCAACTCATTGACCGTTACACCGTGGTGAATTAGGCTGGTGTTCTTGGTTTGATCCACTTGATCGGTCATCTCTTCGCTTGTCGTGGTTAGGGACGATCCGACGACCCCCGTTTTCACGGTTCCTTCGCCCTCAGAATGGGACGTGCCGTTAGTAGTCTCATGAAGCGTGCCAGCCGTCACCGTGTGAGATGTGCCTTTAGAACCTTCATGAGAATTTCCCTCGGTCTGTGTGTCGGACGTGCCTTTCGTCTTTTCATGATAGCTTCCGTCCGCCGTGTTCCAGCCGTCGGCCTTTTCGGAGTGCTGGGAGTTTTCAAACGTTCCGCCGTTGGAAAGACTTGTGCTATTGTCGGCGGTAGACCTTGCGCGGGTCGTTTGGTCGGTCGTCCGCTCGCTTACATCGGTGTTCCAAATGGGGTTATAATCAAGCTTCGTTGTAGCAAAAAGCTTTTTCCAGATGGGCAAGTTTTCCTTGCTCCACCAAAGAAGTTCGTTTTTCATCCAACCGGGGTCGGGGTGATACAGGGGCGCAAGCCCATGCTTGCGGCGGATAGCGGAAATAACGTTCAACTTGTCCACGCCATCAGGTACAACCATATTAGCGAAAAGGTCATGGTCGTATATCAAGAGGGCTTCAAGGTTGCACCCCATGTCAATCTCATTTACCAGAGTTCCGGGATACATCGGCATTTTCGCCCACCTCGCTTTCCTCGCCGTCGCCCTCGGTCAGTTCCGGGGGTTCGTTGATTTTGAACGTGATATGTGTTCCAAACATAGTATTGCACACGTCGAGAGAGTTGTCAAGAGAAATTCTCCAAACTTCACGACGGTTGAAGGTTTCGGCGTCCGCGCTCTGGGATTCGTTCACCACCATTCTTTCTTTTTTATCGGGCTGGACTCTTACACCCAGTTCCCTATAGAAATCGGTCAAAATCGTTCTGCGCGCTTCAAACAGTTCCGGCAAAATGAAGTTTTTCGACAAATCGCGGTCGAACTGCATGATGGGCAATTGCCAATCAGCCGAAGCGTCACCCATAGGCCGCTTTAATTCGCTATTAACAACCACAGCGGGCTTGCCGTTTTCAAGCTGTTGAAAAATTGCATCGACTGTCTTTTTCTGCTTGTCGTTGTCCACGACTGCGGCATAGGCAAAACGGCTGTTAATTTGCGCTTGACGAATGGCAACTTCTGCGTGTTGCATTTCAACGGCGTATTTCTCGATAATGTCCCACACTCCGCGATAGTCGGGGGTGAGTTTAATAACGGCGCATTCTGTACCTATCTCAAGCGGTCGGTCGAACTGGAAAAACGGTGTTGAAATCTGCATTCCTCTCGGCTCATATTGCAAGCCGAAACCGGACGGCGTGCCGGGTTGCACTACAATGCCATATTTCCGGGAGTTAAAAACAACGGCGTAACCCATGCAAAGGAGCTGGAACAAAAAGGCGTCATAATCCCACCCGATTTGCCCCTCTGCCGCTTCCGGCAAACCTTCAAATTCAATGAGGGAGCGGCAACGCTGGAAAAAAGAGCGTTCCCAGTAATTCATGGTATCGCTGGAAAAGGATTTGCGGAAATCGCCGCACGGGGTTTTATAAAATCCATTATAACATTGATACATCAAATCACTCCTTTACTCGATAAATACACCGGCATCCATAGCGGCGTTAATATATGCGATTTCATCGGGCTTGGCGTTGAGCGGAGCGCACGAAAAACCGCGCGTTTTGCAATAGCCGTTCGCCGGTGTGCCTACTTTCATAACCGGGTATCCATACACTTTTTGAAAACCCGCGTCATCTACTGGCCTATAGTATAGCAGAGTCAAGCGGGCTTGTAAAGGTAGATACATCTGCGAGTGGCCGGAAAGAGTACCAACACTCTGATTGATGGGGCTAACTGTTTGCGCGGCGTTGGCAATCGTGCCCGATGCACCGTTGAGCATTTTTTGAACCCCGCCAACTGAAAACCCCGCCGTGGTAGCAACCAGACCCGCACCAAAAGAAAGCGCGGATCCAACAGCCCCAACAGCCGACGTTACACTTTTAACCGGGTCAATGTTACTTGTGCCGATTCCGTAGGGGCTGGAAATGTTGGTGGATCCGGCATACACACAATAGCGCCCCGCCAAAATCTGAACCGATACGCCGCCGTCAATCAACGAAAAGCCGCTGTTAATCGTAATACTGGCGGCGTCGTTGCACTGGTCAACGGGGATGCCTACCGTACCCAAGAACGGAATATAAACTTGTACTTGACAGTTCAAACGTTTCCAGTCATCAGCGGGCCACGGAATAGCTTGTGAAATGCTGTGCACTACGTTCGAGTTTGCGTTAACAGTCATCGCAATGACGCCAGTGTGAAATTGTCCTAATGTAATTTCGGCCATACCACCAGAAAGAAACTTCGTTTTGTCGAAGGGAACCCAAATGCAAGAGCGCACGCAATCCATGGCAGAACCGCCGAAGACAAATTTGTTCATAAATTCGCCCAGAGCTAATTCCCAACGAACCATTGCTTTTGTCAACGCTTCCCATGTAACAGACATTGTTGCCAAAAGAGTAGACAGCTCCGTTTTACTCAGGGCAAACGCTTGCAAGCCAGACGCGCCCACGGCTGAAAGAATGAAACAACCTGTGGTCGAAATCGTACCGGGAAACGGGTCGAAGGATTCACTTGAAATCTGGGGGTGCTGGGCGACGTTCTGCCGCGCGTCTTGGATACGCAAAGAAGAACCGCTTGCATCAGAATTAAAGCCGTATTCGATAAAAGCCGACGTTTTTACAATGGTATCCTTATAGGTTGACAGCGGGTCAAGCATGAGCGAAAAATCCCAGATGTTCGCCCGACGGGTCGTTATATCCGTAATCCAGTAAAAAGACGCGGTTTCCTCGCAGTGGCAATAGTTCCACTGAGGGGAAATATTGATGGAATTCAGGGTAATATAAACGTGGGGATTTTCCATGCTGGTGGGTTCTTTGAAATCGCACCGCTCCAAGTCCTTTAATACGGTGTAGTCGAAAACCTTCGTTGAATTGATTTTTTTTTCAACGTTTCCAAAATGGAAATGATAGCCATGTTTAACACTGGGAGCTGGTACGGCTCCCTGAAATTCGCCTCTAGCCATATCTCTAACCTTTCTTGTTCCACGTGGAACAATTAAAAGCCGCCCGCCCATGTTGGGCGGGCGGCTTGCGCAGAATTGGCAGACGGTCGGAGAGGTTACACGTCCGCCATATACATGAGAATTGCGTTCTCCGTGGGGTCTTCGGTATAATTCATCTTCCAGTGATGCTCAATGTTCCAGTACTCGCCGGAGATGTTGAACGGCGTAGTGTAAACAGAATCCTGAAAATAGGTCGTCGCAAGGGCACGACGGTCATACAGCAGACCCACAACATAGTCAAGCTTGACCGGAGTGCCGATTTCTTCCTGTGCCGTGTCAACGTTGAACTGAGACGGAGTGACAGAAATTGCACTCTTGTCGTTGATGTTCTGCCAGTAATCCACCCCCTCATAATTGCCGAAGGTCAGATAACCGGGGCCGAAAATCGCGGGGAAAACCCACGCGCGGGCATCCACAATCAGAGGATTATAGAGCATGAGCTTCTGCTCGCTCTTCGGAGTATGACGGAACAACTTAAGCTTGTTTCCGTGGTCGTCGGTGCACCGGGGAGTCAGATGATACATCTCGGTTCTGTGCTCCATCAGGCCCGAAGTGATTTCAAGCCACGCCACGAAAAAGGACAAAAATTCCTGCAAGTGAGTCGTGCGGAGTTCTTCCGACGTGTACGCCGTACCGCGTGCGCGGTTAAATTCGGCGGTCAAGTTGACTTTCTGGGCGGGCTTGCCGGTGTTGAAGATTCCGCCGATATAGTTCATGAAAACGGCGCGGTTTTCGGCTTCCTTCCAGCTTTCAACGTCGTTCTGAATCTCCACCATCATTGCATACATGAATTGCGAAAATTCGGACTCGCTGGAAAACGCGGTGTTAAGCTGGCGAAGAAAACGGGTGTACCTCTGATTCAAAACGCTCTGCCCAAAGTAGAACATTTCCAGAGGGTAACGCTTCTTGATTTTGTACATATCAAGGCTATTGCCATCCACCAGAGTCTCCGGGTTCTGCACCGTGTTAATAAACTCGCTTTCGTCGAAGTTCGACGCGAAGAAAGAAATCTTCCTCAGATACAGGCCCCATTCCTGATTCGATACTTCGATAGAAGAGAACCGGGACGAATAGGGGCGGCTTGCAATGATAGTGCGGGCCAACATATTGGACAACGCGCGGAGCGTGCCCTCTTTGGACACGTTCAAGCACATCTGACCGACGTGCACAAAAGAAGAAGTGTCAACTGCAGTGACGGTCGGCGACTGGCCGGTGACTTCTTTTACCAGCGCATTGGCGATAGTATAGACATCCTGCGGGCGAAAAACACTCATGCCCGCGAGTTCGGGAATATTGGGCTTTGCCATCATTTAACAACTCCTTTCGCAAAGTCGGGCATGGTCGGCGGATCTTCCTGCACCCCCATAGCACCACGGATAATGTCATCGAGTCCAACCGGCTCGACATTGCCAACACTGCCCGCCTTGGGAACGGTCAGGCTTGCAACTTTTTCAGAAAGCCCGTTGATAGCCAATAACAGGGCGTTGTAATCCGGTGCACCGGTGGTCTGGTCTTTCTGCACATCGGCCAAACTGGCGGGCTTGGTAGTCTCGCCATTCGGTGCCGAATTCACGGCGGGCTGTTCAGCGGGCGCGGCCTGTTTTTCAGCCTTGCCCGGTGCGCCCAAAAGGGTGGCAATATCAGTTTTGTTAAAACCCATCTTGCCCAAAGTAATGATATCTTCAATCGTTAGTGCCATTAGTATGCTCCTTTCCAGCGTGAACGCTTTGCGCGAACGTCAACATGGGTGAACGTTTTATAGATACCGATACCGCCCGAACTACCCAAGTAGCATTCGGCAATTTCGGCAACCTTCGTGGGGGAAAAGCCGTCAATCCAAATGTCAGCGGCTTTACCTTCGCAGTGTTGAGATCTGGGCGACGCATTTTTCAACGTCGCGTTGTACGCCTTAGACCTGAAACCGCTGTTAATGTGTACGGGCTGGCCGGTAAAGTTTCGGATGTTCTCCAAAAGCTTCAAAAGCGCTTCGTCCACAATAACGGTATCTTCCGGGTCGTGTTTGCTGTGAAACTCCCTAACTCTGAAATGCGGGGATAGTCTCATATTACCAGAGACTTTATAAGAAAATTTGAATTGCATCAAATCACCTACCTTATAAAACCCCGGATGTGCAAGTTAAGAATGCCACTCCACGCCCTTCCGGGGCGCTTAACTTTTGGAGTTCCGGGGCGATTTCATAATAACATAGTTATTCCTCTATGTCAAGGAACTGGCGCAACTTTATTAAAGATGGAACGTCGGAAACCCATACTTGACATAAAGAAAGCATAAGCTCGAAGTAAGGGTGAGCGATGTGAAAAGCCTGTTTTCCTGCCTTTGTGTCTTCGTAGATTTCGCGGGATTGATGCGGCGACGTACAAACGTAATAATGAGTAAGATCATATTGATAGACATATAGCCCGCAAATTTGAAAGAGCGGCTTCATGCCGCGCAAGTTCATATTGCGGACGTTCTCTAAGTTATTATAACTAAATTTGTTTTCCATCGCCATTTGATAAAATTTTGAATCCTTATTTTTCATCATGTGGCGCATGAATGCCGTTTGTGCTCGTTTCGTTGAAACTTTGGTACTCTTCGGCATTGCGATGAAAACCCCGGAATCCGTCAACGTCCATTCCTTTCCGGTACGAACAAGTTTTGCTATTTCTTCGACAACTCCCAATTCAACCAGTATAGGAGATGCAATATCAAAAGCGTTCGCAAGCAACCAGATGCGAAGGGGCGGCGCTCCTTCAAGTTCCCGGTTGCCGTTGATAGTAACATAAGCGTTTAACAGCGCGTCGCCCTCTGCCTTACGTTTTATAACGATTTTTTCCGGGATAAATTCATCAAAAACGACGTCTGAAAAAGCGGAGCCGTTAAAACCTCGAATGTTCGCAATACTAGGGAGTGTCATTCCGATTCCGTACTTTTCAAGGATGTTCTTCACTTTTCCGTTTTCATCTCGCTCGAACTTCCCCACAGTATAGGTCACTTTGCCCGTCTTCGCAATGTCGGCGTTATAGCCGAATTTCGAGAGGGGCAAGAAGGGGTTTAGTTCGGGGTCGGATGTAATTGCATCAAACTCAATGCTTGTTCGCCGAAGATAGAGGAAATGTTTGTTATTATCCAGCTCATATTTGAGCGTCCCAAAAGTTTTTCCGACTTGGCGTTTACCTATGATAATATTGCACCATGCACCTAAAGAAGCGACGGCGGGGATATTTACCCAGCCGTCGCCCGTGTATAGGTCAAGGGCAACATTTGTTTTGTTGCTCTTGCTCATATTTACACCTCAACTTCTGCGGTGTTTTCGTAGTATGCTTTCAACACAGCGGTTTCAACTGCGTTTCTGCCGGAGTCGTCCAGATAAACCCGGTAATTCTCGTAGTAGTTGCCATTTTTGCCCTTGGTGGAACTGGCCGTGATAAACCGGCCCTTCTTGCCGTCCACCAGCCGCATTCCGTAAAGGTCAATCCCAGAAATTCGGAGCGTAAAGGTCAAGCAATTGTCCGCAACCTGTCGAACATTGCGAACAACGGCCTTCACACTGCGAAGGTTTTCACAGGTAATGCGGATCCTGATGGCGTCTGCGTTCTGGCTCTTGTTGGCGTTTGCGTTCTGATTCTTACTGAAAACCATAATTATACTCCTTTTCTGTCTATCAGGTTAGAAAAACCAGCGAATGAGGAACTGCTTACCCGAAACAGTAGCGTTTTCTGGATACAGAGCGGACGGGGAACCATTGGCGCAGATGGTGCAAATGTGGTGGTGCTGGGCTTCAAGCCGCGCCGTCTGCGTCTCCATATCGACGCCATCGTGGGCGGTTGCTTCCCATCGGTCAGCGAACGGAAAACCCTTGCGGGCGGCGTCCACCAATGCGGACATGGGGAGCGGCTGGAGACGGTCAACGCCGCCGACGACGTTCACCAGCTCGCCGTTCTTGTCGTAGACACAACCGAAAATGTTCTGGGCGGCGTCTTCATAGAAAAGGACATGGGACGTATTAGGCATTCTGATAGACCCCCTTCACAAATTTCGTTTCGACGTCAGACCACAGGAAGTCGTGCTCGATACCACCGGCACACTCACAGATGAGGTTTTCGGTGGATGCTTCTACCATGGGGACTTCAACAGCGGCGACGGCGCGGCTTGCTTCGATGGGCTTCCAGCCGACAACCTTCACCACCTCCTTGGCGTTGTTGATTGTCGACGTGTCGAGAAAAAGAAAAATCTTCATTTCGTCGTCCTTCCAAGCCTTGATACGAACATAGTGAAAATTGATTTTCATAGTACTGTCCTTTCTGTCTGTTGTGTATTGTCTTTCGACACTATTATAATATCATAAATCGCAACGCGATTGATGAACAAAATATTAATAATTGTAAATGAATTATTTCAAGGTTCTGTCATGTTAACCCAGCCTTTCATAATCGGTTTCTTGATTCAAAAGTGTTTGTTCAAATCCGCCCACTTCATAGCGACGCGAAGACATTACAATCCACGACGCGGAGAGAGTCGGGCGGGCGAAATCGTGGCGCTCCTTCACAGGTGCATCATGATAGGTAAGCATCTGCCCGCCCGCGTCGGGAATAACCAGCCATTCGTTCAGGTTTTCAATGGATCCTTTCAGCGCTTCAATACCTTCTTTTTTGCCGACTCCTGCAATGGTGCTTTCTATGTCATCATCACAGGTTTTGACCGCGTAGCACTTCGCGTGCAAAAATCTAAATTCTTTATAGCCATACTCAGCTTGTGGGTGCTCGTCTTCTGCAATACCAATGTAAACATTTTTTCCGTTGGACTTCGTTACAACACAACCCCGTTTTTCGCACTGGGCTTTTATTTCGGCGTTGTACTCTTTAACAGCCGCAACTTTAGGCCCTTCAAATTTACAAGAATCTGTATCCCAATAAATGACGTTATCCCAGCCAACAATTTTAAGGAGCTGCCATAATTTCAAGCGGGTCAAACTTGCCGTCCACAGCCCCCACAAAAATGGGAATTTGTTTGTCTGAGTTTTTAACACTTTTTCATCGGTCATTCCGTCAAGGTTTTCTTCCCAGCTTTTGCGCTCACCTGTTATACCTTCTTCACAGATTTCCATTGTATACTCATCACGGACGGTTTTTTGTGCACACGCCCCAAAAATGGTATTAACGCAAATCTTAGAAAACATATAATCGGGAGAGCCTTTCATAGTTTCTTTTATTTTGAACTTTTCAAATATCGCCTTGCGGAAAGAGTCCGGCAACGGAGCCAGCCGAAAAGCTACCGACTTCACCGCCGTCATTTCGTCGAAGGTGTAACCGTCGCTGATTCTCTGCCAGTCGTTAGAATCACAGTAAAGAAGTATTCCATCTGCACCCAGTAACCGGCCATTGTCAACGCCGTTTATACCTTGTATATCTGCACACTTACTAACAGATATACACGGGTCGGGGCATTCGGGTTTGATTTGAGGATTTCGGATAAAAATTTCTGCACACCATCCAAAACCGCACTTTATAAGATTTTCCATCTCAGCCCGTGGCGCGTTTTCTGGGTAGTCAATCGGTTTGCCGGTCGGAAAATCCCACAATAATTGCTGTGATGGATGGGCAGACTTAAAGTCGTAGCTATTACAATTGTAGTAAGTTTGACCGGCCCGCCATCTTGTGCCGTGTGTATCACCGCCCGCCATACATTTATACAGTAAAAGGGTTTGTTCTTTGTTCAGGTGTAAAGCTTCCATCTTCTTTATGCAACGGTAATCATGCCGGATCTCGCGGTTAACGGCTTCAATAACTATGCCGGTATTGGTATAGGGAATTGTAGCCTGATTATAGCCGCGCTCTGCTTTCAGCTTTTCAATTGCTTCCCAAAGTCCCAATACATCATTAACACAGTATGAAAATTCTGTATCGTCAAGCGGCGTGTCGGGCGTGCGATAAACGGAATAATCCAAATCGCCTTTAAGTTTTTCGTGCTTGCAACCTTCCGTTGCGCGTGCAAGACTCTTTTGAAACAGCTTTAGGCTATCGCGGAGTTCAACACCGTTATCAAACGTAATGAAAAGCGGCTTGCGGCTCTTCGTGTACAGCGCTTTCTTGATTCCCCACTTGCCCGCTAAAATCTGGGAGAGATACATAAACTCATAGCCTAGATTATGAATATAAATAACTAAACGGCGATTTTCAGACACACGCCACTTGTCACAAATCGTATCAATAATATCAAGCCAGTCTTCGACATAGCGCGGGACAACGACAACGCCACTAATACACATTTGATAACTGTACGCAAATCCGTCTTCGTCGGTGTTGGTCGTTTCAATATCAAATGTAGCTGTTACGTCAAAAAATTCTGTTTTATATCGGGTATTTTTCTTTGTTTTTTTGGTTACGGTCTTAGGCACAGAGAGACAGCGCAAGAATTCTTCTTTAGTTTCACAGACTTCGATATCTTGCGAATGTCTCATTTTAACTAGAGTCCTTTCTGCATCATCTTTTGAAGTAACCGGCCTTGTGCCTTGTCGCCGTTGACGTATATATCTTTATTACGTCCTTCTAGTATTGCATCGAATGTTTCAAACGCTTCCTTATCACGGGTTTTAATGGCTTGATAAATAATATCAGAACCGAAAATTTTCTCGATTTCAGAGGCCGTGTATTTCTCGAAAAGAAAAGCAAGCTCATCTTCGGTTCCCTTAAATCCTGCCTCTAACAAACGTGTGTATTTCGCGGCAACCGTTGCTTTATATCCACTAACCGTAGAACTTTTCATGCTAAGAAAATCACGTAGTGATGAAAGCTCACTTTCAAGCTGGGCACGGGTCATTGACTTTATAGCCCGACTAAAGCGCGGCTTGTTGGGTTTGCCTGTCATTGCTTCGACCCGCTTATAAGCGTATTTGGTTAAGCCTTGTTTTTCCAGCGCGGCAAGACGGCTGTTTGCTGTTTTTGCCGCCCGTTCAATAACTTTCTGTAGTTCTTCGGTGGTATATTTTTTTGCGGGTTTATTACCGCTCAACGTATCCGCCAGCGGCTTGGGCCTGAAGGGACGCCCCGGCCCGCCTTGCTTGCGGGCGGGCTTAACTATTTTTGTGGGTTCGGTATCTCTGGGGGCCTTACTTACGGCAACAAAATTTGTTTTCCGTGGCTTGGGTAACTTTTTCTTCGCCGCGCTTTTGCCTTTCTTTTTCATTAAATATCCCCCTCTATCTTGAGATTTTTAACAAGCTCAACGGGCCAGCCAGCATAAATGCCTACAACGTCGCCCGTATACAGATTCACGCATTCTTTTCCATCTGTCACACAAAACATAATGTCCGAACTCAAGCTTTCATCGGTTCTTCTGTTGTCTGTTGCAATATAATGGAAATAATCACCCTTCTTGAGGGTTGCGCCGATTCTATAAACCGTGGTTCTGTGAATGTTAATTGTAACTTTGTTCATATCATTTACCACACTTCTTAAAATACATGATTCGGATATTGCCGCTCTTGGTTTCTGTCATGATGGGAAGGAACATATTTTTTCTTAGCCAATTATAAGCCTGAACAATCTCCTTATTGCTCTTAACTTGGCGGCTCATTGCAATGGTTTTATATCCCACCATCTTGGGGTTGTTACTGCTTCCGCTGTGTATCTGGCATTCGGGATCCGCTTTTGACGGTTCGCACCGCTCCATTTCGTACAGATAGACAAGGCGTTTCATAGGTTTCTTCATTTTAGTACTCTCCTTCGTGGTAATAAACAACGATATCTTCCAAACCGTTTTTCCGATTCACTCTAAAGATTCCGGCGCAATCTCCAATTGTTTTGAAGTAGTATGTGTAGCGGGTTGTTACATAAAGTTTGTCTTGATGAGACAAGAGAAAATTTTCGATTATATCGAACTGAGGTTGACGGACGTATTTAATCACATTTTATCACACCCCTCTATTGTAATTTCTATAGTCGGGAATCGATCCACCACTTTAACGCGGTTGCAAGCTGTAATTTAATCATTGTTCAAGCTCCTTTCACTGTCTATATTATACAATTCCGTTATGAACTCAGTATGAATAAATGTAAACAAAATTATGAACCCGGCCACCTCCCGACTTGGCTAGCCT